GAAAGAAACTGGGCCAGGAAGGTCTTGCTGGGGAAGAACGGCTTCTCGATCAGACCGCCTTCTGGGCAGATGTTCTGGCACGGCCCATCGGTGACCATGCCCGGCACCCCGGCGATCAGGCCGTCGATGGCAACATTGCTATGGTGGCTGACCGTCAGGTGACACCCCCACAGGCACTGGCCGAGGGTCTTCTCCCTTGCGTCAACGCAACCCGGCACACTGGGCGCATCGTCCCAGCTTGGCTTGGGCTTACACAGGATCGTCCGCTTGGTAACCCGTCTCAATTCCTTGGCCGTCCTGATCTCCCACTCGTTGGCCTTCAGCCCGGCCTTGCGGGCTTGATTGGGCGACATGCCCGCCAGCAAGATGTGCGATCCTTTGTAGTGTTTCTGTGGATCGATGCGGTGATGCTTCCACCGATCAACCTTGTGGCCCTCCCTCATTACATCGTCCGGCGTTGGGTGGAGGCCGTTGATGGCAAAACGGTGATAGCCATTATAGTGATCGGTGCCGGGAGGTCGGTGACCGAAGTAGCCCCTATCAATATAGATGACATGCTTCCCCGCCTTCAGGTAGTCGGCCATGATCTCCTTGCACCGGCCCTTGAAGGCGTAGAAGAGAGCAACATCACCAATCGGGCGGTTGTAGATCGGCGTCGGCGAAATCACTGGGCTGTCTCCTGCGGTCTTGATACCGCGAGCTATTGCCGCCCCAAGCACCTTGGATCGAGTGTCGGTTCTGGTATAGATGTCGATCAACAACCGAGCCACTTCAACGCCCCCCCGCTCTCGATCTCTTCCCTCGTCCACTGCGCCCACGCCAGTCGCCGGAAAGCGGCCTCCCGGTCTGTATGGGTCGGCTCCAAGATTTTATCGACGCCATTGATCGCGGCCCCGGCCATGATGTGATGCGGCCCCATGTAATAAGCCGGAACGCCCTCTAAAAGCGCCCTGGTCGCCATATTGGATGTCCAGACCACCACGCCCTTCAAGAGCGGCCAAAGTTCCTCCAACGCCCTCTGGTTCTGATGGCGGGAAGGAGGATCACGCATTTCGATATGGCACCCCGTCGTCTTCATCAGCATATCCCGCATTCCCTCCATGAACTCCGGTGGCATCGCCATTCCAGGCGCTCCCAGGCCGCGTTGAGCGCAAAGAAGTATCCAGTCGCCGGTCTTGCGCCATGAGTGGAGGTCGACCTCCATCCTCGCCCACCGCTCAGGCCCACCATAGGGCGTGTAACCGGAACCGTTGTGGCCGGTGCGGGATAGCGCCGTGTACTTCCGACCCGCGCTATCGGGACTGATGTAGGCGTTCTCGGCTACAAGGACGCCGTTCATCTCAGCCTCAAATTCATCAGCCAATTTTCCGCCTTCTCGATAGCGGTTCCAAATCACCAGCATATCGGCCATCACCGGCTTGTGATTGACGGTATAGCCGAGCTTCAGGAACCCATCACGAAACATTTCAAATCGTTTCAAGGGCCACCGCTCGGCCAAGATAATTACACTACGGCCCACCAAGAATCTTCTTCGTCCAGCCACTCATAGAACTGACATAAGGATGCATCCATTTATCTTTCTCAATCACCCCTCGCATCACGCCGAGCGTGTTCATATTGTCCTGAAATGTAGTCGCATAAATGCCATCAGCGTATGGTCCCGGCTCCAGCGGGGCGCCGCACAGGACAACCCGCTCATATCCCATCAGGAGAGCAACCTTCGCCGCACCCCAAGCTGAGGAACCGGACCCCATCACCATCGGCCACCAATAATCTACCCACGGATAATCTTCTTTGCTTCTGGTCGCACCCGGCTGGCCGCTATGCCAAGGAGCGTCGCTCATGGCGATATCCCGCCAATACTGGATGTTGTCCCTGTCGAGAGAGAAGTTCATGTCAGTCTTGATGAACTGAGAGGAACGGTTAGCGCCCATGACGTTGAACATCTTCCCCGTCTGCATGACTTTGTTCCTGGCCCGCATAAAGTCATCCATCAACGATTGCCCCATACCGGTAACGATACAGTACGTCTTCTTAAATTCCACCTTTACAGGTGGCTCATGCTTACGGAGTTCAGGAGGGATGTTTACCATAATGTTTCATCAACGTATCGAATGAGGATTTGCCGTGCAAAGTGCCGTTAACATTGCACTGGGAGCAGGGGTGCATCGAACGATCGCCTTCCGCCAAGGGGAGCCTAATCTTTTTCATCTGGTCGCTCATCCAAATATCCTTGATATGTGAGTGGCAGATATTACCGACGATAAGGTTGCGGCCCCAGTCGTTAGCGCAAAAGAGAACGTCGCCATTCCAATCGATGAACATCTTATAAAAAGTGTAATGGCATCGCTTCTCCAACGCCTTCTTCTTAGGGTTCATAATGCCGGAACGATTGTTGATAATCAGACCGTAGTTATCATCGGGATCGAAGTGCGGGCGAAGGATATAATTATGGCGCCCCGCTTCTCTGAACATTTTAATGAAATGGCTGATCTGGCGCTTGTTGTCATATAAATTGACGTACATCTCAGTCAGTCCAGCCTCGAAGACCCGCTGAATATTGGCGACTGTCAACGGGTCGCCGTTGGTGTTCATTTCGATGATATTATTAGGGAGCCAACTACGAAAATTACTAATGTGGCCCGCAACCTCCTTATTCAGCATCGGCTCCCCGTAGCCACTCATGGAGATGCGGCCCCGGTAATCGATCTGCCGGAGTTGCGCGCCGATGATCGACACTATTTGATTGCTCATCTTCCAATCATAGCGATTAGGGTAAATCTTCGGTTTGGCGTGAGGACAGAAGTGGCACTTCCGGTTACACCCGTCAATGATGTTGACCTCAACCGACACCAAGCTTGACATCGGGTCGTTGTTCCATTTGGTCTTACCGATATGGGCGTCTTCCTGGCGTAGGCGGTGGTCGAGAAAAGTCTTTGCCCCAGGCGGGCGAGTACGATCAGCCATTATCTCAACTCCGGTCCACAGGCCCAACCAACCAGGGATTTTCTAGCGCCGCGCGTGACCAACGTGATCCGGTGGCACATCATGGCATCGAAGATGATCATCTCGCCACGCGCTAGATCGATGACTTCCGGCTTGGGTGCGTACATAACCTCAAACTGCCCGCCCTCGTATTCGCTAGGGTCTGAAAGATTAACAGTGAAAGAAAGTTTGCGTGGGGCATGTTCCGGTGACCCCGCCCTGTCGATATGCCAGTCGAAGAAATCACCTTCTCCATATTCAGCATACTGAAAGGCATCGAAGAACGCAGTGAGGTCATAATGAAAATACGCGGCGTTGGTCGTCGCGACAACATTCGCTATTTTTTGCATCATCTCCTGGTCGTTGATCCAAGCAATATTTCCCTTTCGACCTCCATAAGCTTTTATCTCCTGGCCTTCAACTTGTTTAGCCGCTCGTCCAATATCGATAATACTATTAACGAAATCTTCATTAAACGTCGCGGCCCGCATCCAGACCTCTTTGACCTGACAGATTTTCGGTATCTCGAACATCAATACCTCAATTCATTGATCAAGTTGTGAATATAAATCGCGTCACCTATAGTCGCCAGCTTCTTCGTATCCTGTTTTAAAAATGCCTCCATCTGGTCGCGAATACCGGGTTTCAACCCGCCAGGGCTTTCGTAGCGCCGCATCGAGTATTGAGGCTGGTAGCGCCGAAAGCCGCCACTCTCGATAATCTCCATCCGCCGGTAGACATTCAATTCCTCCAGCGGTGATAGCATTATACATCCGCCGTGGCGCGTCCTGATGGTGATACCTGATTTCTGGGGGTTGTTCTGAGTGATGGAAAGATGAATGGGGAAAGTTTTCAGATGTTGTTGATTAGGGCTTAGTACGGCGTCGAATGACCCCCAGTGTGAGTAGTTCTGCTTATATTCGATCTCCATTTCACCGAACAGATAATAGAGAAGATCAATCATGTGTATACTATACATCTCCATAAGGTACGGCGTGATACCCTTGTGCCGGATTTCCAGGTCTTCCGTCGCATCGGACCATACCGCCTCGACCGAGACGATTTCATGCCCGGTGATCTGTTTCTTAAGTTCCGCGACAGACCCGTAAAAACGGCGATTCATGGCGACGTATTTATTACTCCAGCTAATATCGATAACGTCATCCAAAAACACTGGTTTCTCAATCAGCATCGGCAAATCACAAGCCATAAGCTCCGGCATCATCTTCGGTATCACGTTCCACGGCGCGCAAACAATAATAGCGTCCAGATCGCTCTCCTTCAGGAGAAGCTCCCAGCCATTGGCGCTGTTATTGTTGTAGAGAAAGCCGTCTTTCGATGGGAACCCCTCGATGTTTTCAGAGGTCTTGCTGGTGACGGCGGTGAGAATAACCTCGGCCCCGAGAGCTTGGGCGGCCCGAGCGTGTTCGCGGGCCTGTTTACCCGCTCCGATAAAACCTAATCTCTTGAACATCCCATTCTCCCACTGCGGGCCGCGTGATCGCGATGCCGCGAACATTCTTAACACCAATAAAAAGAAAGGGCTAGTTCAATTAAGAACTAGCCCTTTCAGGGGAGTTGGCGAGGAAGCCAACAGGGAGGTCGTTTAAGCCGGTACGAACTCGATCATGACGCAAGCGTCTGCTTCGTTCGCATTGATCTCGGCGTCACCCATCTTATCCCATGCGATCTGGACCGCATCGCCTTCCGATACCGTATTGGCGCCGGTAGCCGTGGACTGATAGACCTCACCCGCACCTTGACCGGACTGGTCAATGCTGAAGGAAAGGCCGGTGACGAGAGTTCCGCCTTTAAGAACCCGGATCGCGCCAACTGTGGTCTGCACTTCACCGTTGGTGATCACCTTCGCTCGACGGATAACACCATCGAACGGAGCGGCTATATATTTTGCCGCCGCCACAAAAAGGTTCTCGATGTCGGTTACAAGCCACTGGGTTTCCCCAGACCCCATCTCGGTGGTAACAGTCGTACCCGAGACGGTATCGACGCGGAGGTTTGCAAGTCCATCGGAGGCGCTGACGAGGAGGATGTCACCGGCATCCAGCATATCCGAAGACTGCTGAAGAGTGGTGCTATCTTTCCCGAAGTAACCGGACGCCAAGACCGTCGCCAACGTGTCGGCGGTGGTCGTGTACCGATAGACCTTGTTGTTGTTGCCGTGCGCGACTAGCGCGAGGTTGGAAATATCGTATGCCATTTCGTTTTCTCCCGCTTACTGGTGCTGAATTTCGACGACACCTTGATCGTCGATCATCGCACTGCCGCCTGACATGGCGTGGTTGATGAAATGGGCGGCTCTTTCACCGACCCAGGTGATGTCTGCGGTAATACCCGGCGCCATCCCGTAGCCCATCGTGTCTTCATGATACAAGAACGACAGGTAAGTCGAACCGGACTTCACAAAGTTGGTGACGGACGACGGAACCCATACCGAACCCATCCACCGCTTCGCCTCTGTCCCGTCAAGCCACGGGTGCATGTTTCCGACAAAGTCGGAATTAGCGAACTCGGAAATGTTCAGCATGTCGTTCCAGGCATTCCAGCCAAGTGTGGCCCACATTTTACCTTCCTCGAACACGTCGTTGTCGCCGAGGGTTTCCATAGCCGACTGGATTTTACCCTTAGCGAGAGCGGCGGAAGCGTGAACTTCGATGTTCGTGGTCGTATCAAGAGTGGTAGCGAGTTGCTCGTCGATCTTCCGAGCCAGAGCGGCGGCACCGCCTTCGGCGATGACCCTGCGCTCATCGTGGTTGATCTTGGCCTCATCTAGCTTATCGACGTAATCTCCGGCGTAAAAATCAGAGAGTGTGACCTCAATGGGTGTGTGACTCTGATTCATGGGAGTTATGAGACCGTGGCGAGATTTGGTCGTCGCTACACCCTTACCAATCTTCTGGAAGGTAGTCGTGGAACCCACCACATTCGGCTTACGTCTGACCGTATTGATCAGCTTGGAAGTCTTCCGCTGGAAGGCTTCCTTAACCTCACGCTCGTATTGTTTGACGAACGATGAGTTAACGGATGTGGACATGATTTCTACTCCAAACCATAGTTAATACAAAGGGTTCAGTGCAGAACTCGGCAGGGTGGCCGATTTATCGGGGGAGGAGCGGGGTGGCCTTTCGGGGCCGCTTAATATCCCTGTATCGGGGCTTCCGGCTCTAACGTAAACGAGCGGGGCGCGAGACGCGGGTGGCCGCTAATTCTGCGACCACCTTACACGCCTCAATCTGACTTAGTCAACTTTTTAGACGCGCCTCAAATCTTCACCGACGATAGGCTCGTTACCGTGGAGAACTTCATTGATCTCGGCGACGCGTTTTTGGGTAGCCTCATTCTGCCAGTAGTCAGGTGTTTTCATGAGGTTATCCAGTTCCTTCTCAAGCGATCCCGTCTGTTGTTCGGTCATACCTGTTCTCAATGGGTCAGCAACCAAACGCAAACCGGCTTTGCTGAATGCTTCGAGGATCACGGGGTGGTCGAGCAAGAAGCGTCCACCCGATAGTTCCAGAGACTTCGCAGCGTCCATATTATCCCCCCAAATTTCCTCGTTATTGGAAAACTGAACCGCCGCCGCTTTATTACGGTCATAATTTTCGCCCCATTTGGATCGAAGTACAGCCTCGCTTTCTTTGGCGAACTCATCATCAGCGGTCTTATGAGCCGTGATAATCGCTTCCTCGTACTTGTTCCAGCCCGTATTCAACACCTTAGCCTGTTCGCTGGATATGTTGGCTTCGTGGAAGAGGCCAGACATAGCGCCGATAAAGTTGGCATCAGCCTCCTTACCCTCCATAGCGATAAGCTCATAGCCTTCCGGTTTTTCGGGAACACCCATTTTGTGACGATGTTCGGCTGTCTGTTCAGGAGACGCGTCTTCCGGCAACGGCGTGATCGCCGTCGAGAGTTGCTGACGCAATCCAAATCCAGCCTTCGCCATCTCCTCCGGCGTTGTATACCGAGCGGCGAATTTCTTTACGTCGTCGTCCGTGAAGTCATCATAGAATGCCGGAGATGCCGGAGCGTCGGCGAAAGCTTCGCCTTTATCTGCTTCTCCTTTATCTTTGGCGCCTTTATCTTCAGTGCCTTCGATATTTTCGGTGTTTTCGCTTTCGGTGCTTTCAGTGCCTTCACTTTCGACGCTTTCAATTTCTTCTGTTTCTTCTATATCTTCTTCAGCCATCACCACTCTCCTGTTTGATTTCCTCGGATGGATGCGGGCCGATTAACGCGGGAACCTCCGCCTTCAGTGCCGCCATGATCGCCCAACAAAGCTCTCGACGTCCTTCCAGGCGCTGGAGTTGTTCGTTGGACGCGGAACCGGCAGTGGCGAACACGCCACCCCAGTCAAAAATTTGAAAAAGAACGCGTTGCCCTGACGGACCTTCAAACGCCCTCATAAAATCAGAATGTTGTTCCCTGACCTTATAGTCTACTGGAACCGCCCCGCGTCGGACGAATTCCAAAAACGCTATAGGATCAGGGGTCAGTGACGACGGTGAATTCCCCCATACCAGCCGTGGCAATCGAAAGCCGTTCATAAACCTCATTATGCCGCCTCTGGTTCTTCCCCGTTGCCTATAAGTTCTTGCGCCTTATCGATCAGCCCCGACTGGGACGCCTTCGCCGCCACATCGGCCACCATCCCAGCAGTCGCCAACTCCTGTTGCTGTTGAAGTTGTTGTTCGCGGGTCTGCCTGATCTGAGTGATCGCCTCAACCGGGCGAAGCCATTTAGGCGGCATGCCGGACGCCACACCCACATCGCGACTAATCTGATCGCCATCGAAGTTATCCATAACCGATGGGTCGGCCTGGATGTATGGTATCAACACCTCGGCGGCGCGCGCGGCGGCGGCGGCTTGTATCTGTTCCCTGGCGCGCTGTACGGGTGAGGTGTACTCGAACCGGAGATTCTTGCCGCGCAACTCCTCGGGAGGCTCGGCGAACGCGTTCAAATCATTCATAATATCGAAAACTCGATCAATGATTGCTCCGGTATAATCACTCTCCAACCGGCCAAAAACTGGGCCAATTGTGCGTATAAATTCTTCTTTTCTTTCAAGTACCTCTGTAGCGGTCATCTGAGGACGGTCAACGGGAAGCTGGAGGACATTACGGAAAAACGCTTGCCAAATTTGCTCACGGGTATCGTTCTGCATCTCACGCCCGACCGGGAGATTGCCGCCGGTATCGAGAGCCTTGATCGGTATCTGACCGAGGCGCCGCGCCGCCTCCAAATCGAAGTAATTAACCCCGCCCGCGAACATCTGGACGCGGCCCAGGACGGTATCATTGGCAATCACTAGCGGAGGATCGGTGACCTTCTCAGCGGCACGAAGCATTGTCTTGCCCATAGCATTGGAAGTGTTCGCGTCACTAAGTGCCACCATTCCCGGCGACCGGCCATAATCTTCGTCGGCGGCATTATCCCAAGTCGGTACCTGGAACGGGAATTTCGAGAAACCACTCTCGGCGACCTTCCTCTCGCCATCAATGTCGAGCCAAATAGACGCCACCGGCATGTTGCGATTATCGATCATGCGAGGATCGCGATCCTCGCGCGGCATCACCATCCAAGCGAATTCGTGTTTCTCTTCCGATTTCCCAGCCTTCATGTTGTCCTTGACAGGCTGGCCGACATTCTCCTCGCCGAATTCCTGAATAGCTTGGCGTGCAGTGAACATTTGGCGGATGAAAATGGTATCAACATCGCCCTCGCTATTACGCTGGATATAGGAATTCTTAAGGTGGAACGACCGGAATAGGAGCTTGTCGATATTAGCGTTAACACCTGTAAACAAGACACCGGTACCGAACACGACCAAATCGAGATCAACCTCACCCGTCGACTGGAGGAATCGAGCGCGTCGGTTATAGATAGCAGAGAATATCCTATCCTCGGTATCGGCCAGCCATAGTTTAACAGCGTCTAGATCGTTCAGATCATCCTCTTCCGCCTTGACCTGGAACCACCGCTCCGATTTCGGCTTGAGCAAACCATCCAGCGCGGCGGCGAGATTACGCGCGGCTAAGATAGGAGTGCCGTCATAGCGCACGGTACCACCTTGGCGCCGAGAACCCGGCTCTTCAGTAACAGTGAAGTCGGCCCGCTTGGGGAGCATAAGCTCACCTAAGCGTTGCCAATGGTCGTCCCAAACACCCCGATTCTTCGTCGCATGATCGTATCGCGTAAACAGTTTGTCGAATTCACTTGCCATTACCGTTTCTTTCGATGCTTGAAAAACTGCACCTGACGTTCTCTATTCTTCGCCCTCGCTCTGGTCTTAGATGTTCCCAAATTCTTGCCTGACTTAGACACCACTCTGAAACCACCCTTAACTTTGCGGATAGTCATTATTTCTTTTTTCGGTTCTTGGCTCGGGGTCCGCGCTTCGCGGACGAACCGCGTCGACGGACCTTGGCCTTCGGCCCCTTGACCCCAGCTTGCAGGGTCTTGGTTTTTACATGACTAGGCATTTAATGAAAGCTAATCGTCAACCCGGTGACATTGGCGAGAGTGGCCTTCAGATGGCCCTTAAACCGCAAACCGGGGAATGGAAACTTAGTGACGTTCTGACTATTCGTCGCACTGTAAGTCGTGAACTTGTTGCCGTTCTCGTCGTTCCACACCACTGTACCCGCTGTACCGGCAGATGTTTGGGTGATCGACCGCAAACGGCAATCACCATTGACCATCGTCGACGTCACAGCCGTCGACTTGACATCAATAGCTTCGTCGGGGTGGTCGGCCATGTTGCTGTTAACCGTGAGTATCTGTGCCATTTAACCTCCTAAAGTATCCTCTCCCGCCGAGAGAGCCGGTTGAGAGATGAGCGCCGGTTCAGTCACGCCCGCCCCACCTGTAATAACAGACGCCGCACGTCCCTTGCGTCGTCTCTCTGCCGCCTGAACAGCTTTACGCTGGGCCTCGATCGCCGGGTCATCAGGTGTCGGCGGAGGTGGAGGCGGGGGTGGAGGTGGAGGTATTGAAGGCGCTTTGGGCATAAGAAAGCCCATGATTTAACCTCCAAGTGTTGTGCCAGCCGATAAACTGGGCGTTGATATACCACCACCCAACCCAGTCTGGGTCAAAATGGCACCTCGCCCCGCCCGACGTTTCTTGGCGTCCTCCGCCGAACGAGTAGACGGTGCAGTTGGTACCGCCGCCGGAATCGGAACCGGTGCCGGAGTCGGAGGCAAAGGAGCCGGTGCTGGTGGCGGTGCTGGTGCGCTAAATCCCATGTGGGGAGTATACGCACCAGTTCGTTAGATGGTCAATAAAATGACTAAGAAACAAACTTCTGGTCAACCGCACGTTTCAATAGGTCGAGCGCAACTTTCTGGCCGACCTCGTTGATCATACCGTTAATTACCAGCGGCGATGGATCAGGCTTGCTAGGATGCTGTTCACGATAGACATACAGCGTGATCTTGTAGAGCCGGTCATAGTCTTGGGGATCGAGATCGTCGAGCCAGTTCTTGGGAACGTCTAACAGGGGGATGCGGATCGCGTCCTTGAAGCGTTTCAAAAATCTCTCCTATCGGAGCGATCCATTTGCGGCTTCTGACCGTAATGGGCGTACCTCTTGCGATGAGCATCGGTACGCTGGATAATCATCCTTCCCTTGCCGAACCCCAGGTTCAAATACTGCCCTGCCTCGGCGATATGGCTGTAATGATTCTTGTCGGGCTTGTCGGTGAACCTCTCCTCGCCCGCGATCCGCATCCGCCGGAATGCATACCCGCCCGCCATCGCTTTGCGGAGTTGCTTGCACCTGGGTGACATGATCAAACCCGGCTCACCATCTATGAGCCGCGACAGCGGCACAGCCACAGCTTCCCGCCGGGGGGTGAATACGTTTGTCTCGGCAGGGACAAAATCGTGGCCGTTGGCCGACATAACATTAAATACAGTATCCTCATCCGTTTCGGCCCTGGTATTACCGGACGGATCGCCGGTCATGTTCGATATCTTGTAACCCGACCAATCCCTGTTCAGCTTCTCGGTCAACGCCTCTGCGAACCGCACCGCCCCGGCGTCCTCCATAACCAGTTCATCCAGCCACCTGATCTGGCCGTTTGGCGCTTCCTGGCCGACCACCGCCGCCGGGGTGAGGCCGAAGTCGGCGCCAATCTCAATCGGTAAATGTTCTATACCCTCGACCTCGCGACAATGAACACTGTCCATATACTCGCCATACACCGGGCGCCCGTCGCGAACGAATCCATACTCGGCGGCGAGATAGACCCTAATCCAATCCTCGGAGTTGCCGCCCAACTGGTTCAGGTAATAACCGTCAGGGAGGTTATGAAGGTTCTCGGCGCGGGGATTGACGACCCAGTCGTCACCGATCTTGACCACACCACCGGGTTGCCGGAAAAACCGCCAGCCTTCGGGATTGCTCTCCTCGGCCAGTTTATAGACCCAATGATCCTCGTCGGGCATGTTGGTGTCGCCAAACATGCCGTACCACGTCGGCCCGCCATCCTTCATACCAGGATATCGTCCGATCCGGCCCCGCGCCATATCAAGGATCGGCTTCCTGATCTCGTTTATCTCGTTCGGCCAAACGCCGGTCAACTCCATGCCACGGAGCGCGTCCTCCGCGTTGGGTCCGTCGAGGGCCAAGAAGATGACTTCGGCGTCGACCTTAGTACCATCGGAAAGTCCGAACTTCATGTGATGACGAGGCGGATGACCCCAGGTGAACCGACCAAACTCTTCGCCGAAGATGCCGTACCAGGACTTGATGGTGGTTGTCTCAAGCTCGGGATATGTCGACCGGAGACACAGCCACCGGGTATATCGAATACCATTGGCGGCTGGCTTTTGGGCGCAAGCCCTGAGATATATCTCCATAACGCATGCGGTGGTCTTGGCGCTCCCTAACGGGCCGAGGAGGATGCGGACGAAACTATTGTCCTCATGAAAATCGCAAAGGACATCGCCGTCAGGTTCGTACTCGATCTGAGCATGGCGACTCATCTCTTCACCTCTTTTTCCAGGGCCGATCGCGTCTTCGCCCCCCATCTATAAAATATGTGGTTACCGATTGTGGCTACCGGGTTCCCGGCAAACGACCAACCCGGACTGATATGATCCGCGTGGTAGTGGGTAGCTCCCCCTGTAGGGTCGTCATATTTTCCTTCGGCCACGACTGTCGCAAGGTAAACAGCCCACCTGTAAGCATCGGTGTCTTTAGGTGTGTCTGAGCGCCCATCGCAGTACCAGGAAAACTGGCACCTGTTTATCACCGGCAACCCATTACGCACCGGGCCTTCTTTTATGACCTTGCAAGGATCATTCGGGAAACGGGGGTCTGCTACTCTAGTTAAGACTACATGAGCCACCGCTACTTGACCGCTTATTGGCTGGTTGCGGGCTTCGTAATATATATT